AAGGATATCACAACGAATCAGCGGAGAGCAACCCGTGATAGTATCTTTATCTTATACATTTATATGTATACAGGCGGTCATTGTTTTTGTTTTATACCAAATAGCACTGCTGCTCACCGTCACAGCAATCTGCTACTGGACGATTACAAGACTCACACTCCATATGCGCTCTCTTGTAAACAAGTCGCGTAGCCTGACCGCACCACGGACAATCCGATAAATTAGCGTCTTGACCTGTTTTTGCTTTTTGGACTCGCTCTAAGGTTTTTGGACGAATTGTTACGGGGATTACCGTCCTTGTGATGTACATCTCTCTTATCTCCCTTTTTTAGCTTCCCAGAACTGACCATCTTGCGCCTCGCTTTGTTGCGAGAGTTCCGGTTTGCCTTTTGTTTCGGCTTGGAATGGTAATTCTTGTATTCTTTTTTGTAATTCCTAGCCATTGGCGTCTCCATAAAATATCTTTTGCCATTCCTTGTGGCGCTTTAAAGGTATGTTAACGTAAGAAAACAATCTCGCCATCCTAATCACGCACCAGTTTAGCATGTTTATCGGAAACGGCAGAGGTTTTACGACATCAATAAATAAAACAGACCTGATCTCATCAGTGTCGTTCACGGCAGTGTGCTCATATGTATCGTCAAACAATACACATTTGCCTTCCTTCCAGTGCAACTTCCTGCCATTGACCGTCAAATAACACTTCTTCTCATTCGGTATATCTAGAGCCAGATGAAGTCTCAGAACGCCCGAGTACGGGCCAGCATGTGGATTTAAAACTTTGCGAGGCCCCAACACTGAAACATACGCACTAATAATGCTTGGGTGGTCAGATATAATCTTAACAGTCTCAGGCATCTGTTCACAGTTCTTGGGGAACCATATGTTGGCCCCCTTCAAGAAAAATAAACGCCACTTATCATCATTGGATATTTCCATTTGATGAGGCGATATCTCCTGAAATGGAGCAAAGTCATCGTATCTCTTGATTAGCTCTTTATACTCAGCCTGTATCACCGAGAAACTATTCTCTAAATCAGACGATCCTGAGAACAGGCAGGCAGGATATATCTCTTGCGTACCCCACTTGTTATATTTTCTATAAAGGGGCTGTAAAATTTTTTCTACAAAAAGAGCCACGGGTTAAAATTAACCTATAAATCTGATTTTGGATGCTTTCCATTGTGCATCTTCTTCAATGAATCAACATCTTTTTGCAAGCCAAGAATAGAAATATCTAATCTTTCAAGAGACCTGTGTAGCCTCTCCCTTGCCTCTGGGCTCATCATTCCGCTAATAACGTCCATTCTCTGGCCTACCAAGTCAGTAGCATTGTCATTTCGATCAAGACGAGCGTCTAGTTTAGCTAATTTATGAGTGGCATCTTTAAGGTTCTTATCTATCTCAGAGACCTTTTGACGGACAACAATAAAACTAGTAACCACACTCGCCGCCATGCCAGCTATGGTTATTATCATACGAGCATCGAGTTCCAATTTAGATTCCCTTGGAGCCTATGCCAATAGCGATAACGCAAGATAATCTGGGCGTTCCAATAATGGTGACATAACTATTAATTTGGCCCTCTTTTAGAAAGGTCGTAAGAAAATGATTGTCCGGCATACTAATTATTTGACCATATAGATTATATTTTTCGTTGCTTAAAGCTGCGTAAAAATTAGGGGGAAAGTAACAAGGCGCGTCTACCTTCAATAGACCAACGGGCGGCAGTTGATCTGAATAAAAGGCTGGACCCGGTGGCGAAAAATGTTCCACATTCAGGGGTAGCGGCATTGGGGTGGGCAGCGGAACGGCTGGCCCTCGATTTATATAGGGTTTATCAGAGGAAGAAAAAGGATAATTAGCGCAACCCGATAGAAGAAAAACAGAAAACAGGAGCGCTAGTCGTATTATCTTACTTGCCACCTGACTTGCTCCGAAATGCACGGGCTTTACTCATAGCCCTATTCCCAAACCAAAAGGCCATTATGGCGCTAAATATAGCCGCCGTGTCATCGTCCCATGCAGCCTGTATTGCTGCCGTCCACTCCACGTTTTGGCTTGCTATGAGTGCGTATATCAGCGTTCCTTTGACCGCCGCGAACATGGCAAAGAACAAATAAGTAATGACAGGGCGCACAGAACCCCTAAGACCGTTGACAAAAGAACCAGATTCGAGAGACTGATCATGTTTATAAATATTCTCCGCTTCAGATATATCTGCCTGTGCATCTAACTCTTCTATCTTCAAGCTAGACAGCTTCTCAGCATACTTGGCCTTCGCCTCAAGCATAAGAAGCTCCTGCTCATTGGCTTGCTTTTGCTTAAAATACCCAAGAACCTCAGGTATAATTGATGTAGTGAAGCCCAGTAATGTTCCGAGTAATGATATCATTTTTTCTTAGCCATCCACGCCGACATGCCCATGTAAGCACCAACAACACCAGCCATACCTATATAAAAAAGCCCAAACAAATCAGATAAAGCCTTGATACGGGTGTCCGGGAAGAGTGGCAGGAACAATGCGGCAGTGAAAATAATCATGGTAATCATTGCAACCCATGCCATATGCTTCTGGGCGTCTGCCTTCTCCTCTGCGATCTCTGCTTGCGAAGCGGCTATTTCGCCCTCTGTGACAACCCCGTCATCATTTATATCAATGGACTGCCTACCGTATGTAGGTGACATCAGTATTCTCTATAAAAGATAGATATAATCCCCGAACAACCGCCAACAATCAGCAACAACGGCCAATCAAGTAAGGCCCCCAAGGAAATTAGAATAACTCCAATGCCAGACCAAGTCGTAATCTCTCTGGCTCGATTATCTATCCAGTGACAAAGCTTTTGAAAATACTTCATGTTTATCTCCTAATAAGACCAAATATTGGGGCGTGGGCTGTCCTCTTTTACATCTATATGAAGAAACCTAGCGTTACCCTTCTGGTTAACACCTATACCCTTCACCCGATCATCTGCACAGATTAACCTTAACAGATCATACGCATCTTTTCCAGATACGCCGACATCACACGCCATACCTGTTGAATGTACGCCCCGTGAACTTTTTCTCTCCTCGATAGGATGAAGTGGGCATCTATAGCCAGACGTTATTCGCATAGACTGTCCGTACTCATCTCTGATAGATTGCATAACATCCATTAACTGCTCACTGATAACTAAGTCATTAGCGCCACATTGTGCAGTGACGCAATGCTGACAACGAAACTCATCAGGGGAGAAGTTAGGGTATTTTGACCAATCCACTAGTCTGTTCTCCTCATATATTCTGATTTACGTTCTCCGTAATAAGAAACTATCTCATTCATCATTTCTTGGATTTTAATGAACATTTCTTTCTTGTTACTGGCTGACATGCTCGGATCGACATCAATTTCTCTTTTTAATTTACGCAACTCAGACAGTTCCTTCGATATTATCTTTACATCACCAGCGACATCCAAAAGACCTTCGTTCCTTTTCGCTCGTTCATACCAATCATCTGCGCGGCCTTGCTTGTCTAAACTAGCAAGCGTCTTTGTAAATATATCCACTTCATTGGCAAGTTGATAAAAGGCTTCGACAGGCCCGGTTCCTGCTCTCTCTTGTAAGAACCTACCAAGAACAGGATATTGATCTGGCCTTTTATCGGCAGGCGCAGGAAGGTCTAGATAGTTACGCATGATGCCGTCAGATGCGAGTAGAGCATACGATCCAACAGTGCCTAGATACCCCCTAACTAGGTGATCAATTTTTCTAGGCTGATAATCTATGTTCATGTCAGCAAGATGTTGAGACGCAGCTAATGCCAAAGGCGAGGCGGTTGTTGGATCAGCCGCAAAACCTTCTGTCCTGCCCTGAAAATATGGCACGATAGGTTTGCCGGTATAAGTATCATAATTACCTATTGATTCAATCAAAGGCATCATGGCTTGAGGGAACTGAACGGCAAACGTACCCGTTAAATGACGCACTATAGACCTCAAGTTATCTGGTTGGTCCGTTTTATCCGCTAAACTTCTTATTATCCGCTCAGGTATAACTTTTCCGACGACACCAAGCTCGAAAGGTATCGGGGCTTTAAATGCAGGAACAAAGTCTGAGTCAATCCCAAGCCAGCGAGGACTAATGATCCAGTTCATATCTTTGTCTGTTTCGTTTGCGTTATAATACCACGGGTTCTCTTCTTCATCTTCTGACATAAGCCAGAACGAATACATTGCATTCACAGCAACGAAAGTGAGGAACCTATACATAAACCTCTTTTTTCGCTCCTGTTGTGTCATGGTGGTCTCAGTGCCAACCTTGCCTCGATAGCCTCTATACATAACATCTAAGCCCTGAATTCTAGCGTTCAGGAACGGTATCATGGCAGTAAATGCGTTAAAGACTGGATTGGAGCCGCGACGACTGAAGTTAATCACCTCTAAAGCCTCAAACATGGCGGCAGTTGGGTTCTGTGTGGTTTTCAAAACCCTGTTATACACGCCAATTCTAGCGGCTGTATCGGATGTCGCTGTCAGCTTGTCAAGAGTGTCCCACCATTTAGCTGGATTAAGAGGGCTTCTGCGCTGTTGTTTAAAAATCTTCTCTGCGCGTTTATCTCTTTTATTATCATAACCGCCAACAAAACCAACAGCCTCTAACGCCTCAGCTTCTGCACTCCCCATAATGGCCTTAGCCAAGCCTACAGCAGTGGCGGGACCGGGAACCGTTGTAATTCCAGAACTCATCCATGATGACATAGAATCCCTCAGCAAGTTAGCGAGCATAAATCCGGGTTCTTTTGTTATAAGCGTCCTAAGCACTTTTGCTGGCGTGGTCAATATGTCGAGAAAGCCCATTGAGAACTCTCCGCTCGACTTCATTGCATTGAGGAGATAGTCATCTTCCACGCTGTAATAAACAGTCTCACCGTTGATCCTTATGCCCACAGCATTGACACTAGGACTGACAGGACGGGATTTACCCAAACGCTTGGCCATGCCCAACTTATGTAAATCTCTAACCGCTCTGGAAGCGGCCACGTTTGCGAGCGAGGCGTGAACAGCCGCATCTAAGTTACGAAGTATGTTATCAAGAGGGCTTTCGATCCTTTGACTTGTTTTTACAACCCGCACATTCGAGACTTTATTCATCTTGCGAAGAATATCGGCTCGCGCTTTTGCGCTATCGTAAGTCGTATAAGCCTTCTCAGTAGAGACATCATTGACCATGACCATATAGGCAGGTTTCCCGCCCTTTAACTCTTTCGGGGCCGGTATGCCATACATATTTTCAAATAACCTGTTATTAGGATCATTCGATATTTGATCCAAATCTCCAGATTTATCTAAATCTGGATTAACAACATCATACAACGATCCGGCATCATCATACGCTTGACGGTAAAACGGTAGATAATCAGCGTTTTGCATCCATAACTTAGCAGCTTCAGCGCTAATAACGCCCGTGTCACGCATCATGTTTACCAAAGCCTTATTCCATAATTGATATTCTCGATACGCTCTCTCCACCGCTGGATTGTTAATTCCAGCCTGTATCGCTGTCTCTATCTCGGCATCTGTGAATGTTCTTTCGCGGCCTTCTCTTTTTAAGCGCTGTGCGCGGCGACCAGCGCCGTATAGCTGGAAGGTGCCTAGCATTTGATTTTGATCAAGCTCTGCAAATATTTCTGCCAACCCTTTAAGGTCGCTAGGCTTTTCGTATTGCAAAGTAATGGTTTCCCCGGTTGCTGGGTCAACATATCCTTCAATGCGCGTCTCTCTCTGCAATCTCTCGAAAGCTTCCTCGTACTGTCGTTTAGCAGCAGGGTCAGAGCTATCGTTGATCAGCTTCTCGTTCAAGGCAGTGATGAGACCACCGCTCCTGATTAAAGGGCCTTTTGTAATGGCAGCGGCTGACACCCCCTTTGATCTCTCAAGTTGAGAAAATGCTGTCCAAGCATGAGATTCGACAGACATCTTCTGTATCTCATCAGATTTTTCAGCCATATATCTTTGACCAGCGTACCTATCTTGGAAATTTGTTCTCCACCACAACCAATTTGGACGATCTCGCGGATCGTTCATCTTCATGCTGCCCATGATCTTATCAAAGAAAGTCTCATTCTTCTCTTCGTTAAACTTTTCTTTGACAAGACGCTTCTGATCTTGCGTCAGACCGTTGTCTTGACGCCTCAAGCTAAACTTGCTTTTCAGGCTCAGTATTTCTCGCTCTACTTTTCTTGCTTCTGGCGGGTTGATGGCGTCATTCATCCCCTCATCTACAGCCTTCTGCACTTCTAGCGTTCTGTCGGGATTAACAGATACGGCAGGTTGCGGTATTGGGGTGTTTTTAACTTTATCTGACGGGCCAATGAATGATGTCACCAGTTGGGCGGTCTGGCGGCCAGCAAATTTTGGATTTTCTCTTACGAAGCTGGGGCTAAGAACATCATAGTATACAGGCTCGAATACAAAGACGGCAGGATAGCCAAAGTCTTCACTCTTCCACTCAAGCCTGTATCGACTATTGCCTGTGGGGCCGCTTTGCTTCTTCACATCAAAGCCGCCAGCCTTAGGATTATTGCGGAAAGGCCAGTACGCTTTGAGGGCTGCTCTAGCTAAGTCCTCTACGTTAGCGTGAACCCCGTATGTGTGGACGGGAACTTTCGCTTGATGTTTCTCGTAATGCGCTGCGCCAAAGCCGACTGATCTTTCTGCTTTTGCCGGGTCTTCTACTACTCTATCAAAACCGTTTGGAACAAAAACATCGGCAGACTGCCCCTTGCCATCTGGGTCAGTGATGACAAGACGCGGGTAATAGCCTGCGTCATCTTCTGGAGACAACGGGCGTCCAACGAAAGCTGAAGTTGGAGCGCCAATTGCCTTCAGGTATCTATTTAGATTACCCCGCTGGGTCTCTATGTTTCTTGCGAGGGAGAACTTCTGTCTATCTTGAGACCTGATTTCTCTAAAGCGTTGAGCAGCCTCGTCCGAACTTCTTCTCGCGTCATCTCTGGCGTTATCGCTGTAAGTTCCAGATTGTTTGAGTTGCTCGATTCCGTCTGGCGTTCTGATTTCATTGAATGTCCTCAAGTCAAATATTGCGATCTGATCTGCACTATTGGCAATATAGAGCGCAGTGTCAACTTCATTGTAAATGTTGACTGCGTCAAGATAATAAAGATTATCGTCCTTATTAAGCCAACCGCCAGCGTAGACCTTATTGCCTGTTGCTTGTGATACGTCAAACAGCATGTCGGCATATTCGTTAACGGTATTTTCATTAAGCTCGGACGCCTTAATTGTCATCTCCGCGTCTTTAATAGGAGCAACAGCATAACCCTCAGGGGCAGGCTGACCATCTACGGTGACAGTAAACCCTTCAGGGTTAGATTTGATGAATTTTAAGAGCGTTTCGTTTGGCCTTGCGAGGGAGAACTTCGTTTGCGCTCCATCAGCTTCACTAGGTTGTCTGCCATCTTCTCTACCTCTTCCCGCGACATCGACGGCGTCTCCTCTGCCCCCTCTCCCCACGGTCTGTAAAACATTTCCTTTGGCATCTAATTCAACTCCTTCATTTATGATTTTTTTAAATGCTTGAGCATAATCAATGTTCAAGTTTTCTTTTGTGCGAACACCCAGCTTCTTGTAGAGGTTCTTCTCTGGATACCAAAGAATAGCCTGAAGATCGGCGTTTGTTACATCATACCCGCTGGCAACCAACTTTTTACGGGTTTTATCTATTATGCGGCGAACAGCGTTGCGGAAGTTGCCCCCAGAAGGCGCATCCTGAGGCTTGTTTTGTTGCGTCACAATAGCCTCAGCAGCTTTAGCCCACTCTGGCTTATTATACTCTTCCCGCTCATAAAGAGCGCGTATTTCAGGCGTCCGAAACAAACGATCATGCTCCCGACGCAATTCATCAGCTATCTCAACGAGAGCATCAACATCTAAAGTAGACTTAGCGTCAAACACAGATGATATTAAGAAATTATCCCCACGCTTCTCAGGATCGGCTTGGAGACCTTTTATAAGGCGATCAGCTTGTGGGCCTATCAAATCCGGCTTACCAATCAATCGACCAGTTAGACGGCCAATGGTTCGCATCAACCACATATCGATAGTTACTGGCTCAAAGTTCCCGTTTAAGTTTTGATAAAAACCCTGCCCAATCTTTGGCCCTAAAAGGAAAGACCCATAAACAACAGTGTCTACGTTTTCTCCGCTGGGTGGCTTATAGCCTGCGTCTCCCAGTTCCTTAACCGTGAACTGTTTATCGAATAGCTCCTTAACACCTTGCGGCCCCATTTTGTCAAGAAGACCATTGAGCATGATAAAGTTGCCACGCATCGAAGGCCCGTGTTTGCCCTTTGAATATTCAGGGAAACGACCATTCTCTCGGTAATAGTCATACACCTCTGTAGTGTAGACAGAGTTCTCCATAACAGGCGTGTTTTGACTGGTTACAGAAAGAGCCGCCAAGAACGCAAACCGTGCATCGGGATCGGTCTTAATTTCAGGATACAACTCAGCCGCAATATCAACAGCCTCACTAACCGTCTCACTGTACCAGTTAGCTGCGTTGCCAGTCTTTCTCAGGGCGGCAAGCGCTTCACCAGCAAGAACATCAGATATCAAGCCATCATAACTTGTATCGTTCTCGATAAGGACGCCCTCTTTACCAATTTTATTGCCAAGAACTCTTTTAGCCCTAGAGTTGAGAAGACGAGACACATAGCCCACATTATTTCCCGTGCGCTTCGCGAAATCATCGTTGTACAGAATGTCAAGAATGGACAAGCGGCGGGGCCTGCTACGGGGGCCAACACGCTTCCCAGCGACCTCAGTGTCATCGTGCTCAGAATTCTTGGCAGAAAAAACTGGGTCTCTTGGGTCTACAGGTTTACGGGCTAATGAATACTTGCCCTCTATAGTGGCTTTTTGCCTATCTAGAGCGCTCTCCTCATCTCTGGACAAACGCCTTTCTATAAAGCGAGAGAGCGTCTCACGCGGAACGTCAGAGGCCCTGACGCGCCTTCTAATATTGCCGTCCTGAACTGTATCAGCGCCTATTATACGGCGAGCAACGCCATCCAATTGAACAGGATATAGAGAGTATTTAACGCTCTCAGGGTCAATTGTTGTGGGGTCTTCACCCTGCTGCCGCATTCTTTTTATTTGAAAATACAGGTCATCGTTTGTAATCCCGACATCCCGCGCATCACGGGCGGGACCAACACGATTAATCTCGGCTACTTGTTCTGATGTCAGTTTATCTGCGTCATATGCTTGGGGGAGATAACCGGGATTATAAGAAGCAAACTCATCATCTGACATTGTGAGAAGCCGAGGGTTCCTCTGAACGACTTCATTAGCTGTAAGAGCGTCTGCTGGAGCGTCTGGGGCTTGATCACCAACAGCGTCGGGTGGAGCATCTGGAGCCTGTAATCCGACTTCTACGTCCCTTTGTCTAGCGCCTAGAGGAGAACGCAGACCATCAAACATTTGCTCGGCAGATATTATGTCTGCATTTGTAAAGCCGTTTGATAAAGATTTAAAGAAATCAACAATACGGTTGAACAAGCTTCTGGGCTTGCCTGTCAACTTCACATTGCCATCTGCCCAATACCTAAACGCATCAGCAATAGATTCTTCGATTAGGAGTTCTTCTGTTGGAGGTGTTTTCTTGCCATTTCCAGCATATGTCCCGTCTTCTCTTAGCTCTGTATATCTTGCTACTATGTCTTGGTAAAAAGTTAACTTATCGCCCTTGCGCTTATTATTCTTTGCATATTTTTCTAGAACGGCAAAGTCGGCATCCGTAAAAACACTGAGCGATTTAAGGGCGTGTATAACTTCATGATTAAGAACACCCTTCAGGTTATTTTTAACCGCAGTCGTTGTTTTCGCGCCTATATTGGCTAAGTCTAAGGCAAGAGATATTAAAACCTTACCGTTTACAGGGTCGGTAGCGGCACCCTCGCGCCCCTCAGTCAAAGTATCAACAAGCTTAACCCGTATATCCTCCCCAATCTTCATTCCCTTGGGCAGCGCTCTCTGGAACCTCTTTAACTCCTCACCTATGGACTGATTAATATCATCCATTCTGAGTTGAGCATCTGTCTTGACAGTTGAGTTTTCTATGCGATTTTTAAAATCGCGACTTGCTTCGGGTATTGACCTTGTATCACCGGGCGCTCTGTCACGCGGAATTTGTATGCCGGGACCAAGAGTGAAGTCAGCAAGGGTTTCTCTCCTTCTTGCCTCTTCTGCTTCTTGCCTTACAGCGTCACCCTCTATTTGCTCACCACGCCTAAGTGGACTATCTAGGTCACGGGCCTCTGCATCATATACAGAGCGGCTCATCCACCTATTCTTCCTAGTGGGATGCTCTATAAGATCACCACGATCTACAGCAGAATTGATAATAGACTCGGTCGGAGCGCCACGCTTTAAGTCCAAGGATTTATTAATGTCAGACTTTAGGATGCCGTTCTGGCCTTTACGTTTTGCCAGAGAAACAACGGCAGCATATTGAGTGCCAGAAAACTCTGGCTTCTTAATCACGGGCAGACGCTGAGGCCCATCACCCGGAAGCGCTGGCATCTGTTCAACCGCTTCATACAGGTAACCTAGCTGACCCGGCGATACGCTTGGGCTATCGATGCGAGCGCTGCCTATCAAACGCTGTGCAAAGCGCTCAAAGCCAACATCCTCGACCATAATATTCTTTTGTTCAGCAAGGGATAAGACATCATCAGGCGTTACCTCAAGAGAGGATGACGGGGCTACCTGAGATATAATCTCTTCAGAGACGCCAGCTTCCGCTAAATCACCCGGCGTTAAGAGATCGTCCGGGCTAAACGTGCGTTGACCAGTTTGTACGCGCCTTGCGTTTAATTGGGTAACCGTGTCACCGGGCAAGTCCGATACAGGTATACTGTCCGTAACCTGTGTCTTGCGAGCAGCGTCTAATAAAGCCCCCGTTGAAACATTGGCCGAATCAGGGCCGTAACCCGCACCCTTGATTGCTTCGGCTGCTAAACGGTTGGTCTCTGCCCTGTCTTGTGTCTCAAGAAGATCGTTGACCCCTAAATTAATACCGTCTCTAAATTCAGCAGCCTGTTGACTGGTTGCGAAATAAGGCGAAACTTTGACGCCCTGCTTGGACTGAACGAAAGAACCCTTGTTGGTGGTGCTAACTTCATAAGCATCAGGTGTGCCAAGCTCATCAGCCGCCACAATTGCGCCACGATTGAACGACAAAGGAAGATCACCCGCGAAATCAGATAGCGTCTGCTCAACAAGAGACGAAACATCTTCACCCTCATTGATAAGTGTATCGCTGGCTTCACTCAAATCCTCCAAAAGAAGCGTGGGCTTAGGAGGTGCCGGCGCTGGTAGCGCTAATGGCAAAGCATCTGCCTGACCAACAGGGCCAGCCTCTCTAATTTTCTCTTGCTCTTGAGCCTTCTCAAGCTCTTGTCTCACTTCTTCTTGTTGTTGAATCGCCCTGCGATTGCGTAAGCCCGGAACTATAAGCTCTAAGCCACCTTGGAATATAGCGCCTGCGCTGGCACCATACCCAAAATCAGCCATAGCTGATTCACCAACCTCTAAATTAGGATTGTACAATCCTTTTTCTGTTAAATCCTGAAGATAGCCAGCAAACGCTTCCTGCGCTCCCTCACCAATACCTACTGAAGCTACCCTTCGCGGCCCTGTTTTAAACAAAATATTAGCGGCATCACCCAAGATTTTGTTTCTGGTCTCTGAAGGTACTGATTTGGGTATTCCCTTAGATAATATCTTCCCCACCATCGTAACAGGGGCGAGTTCACTCAGACCAATTCCGCCACCCAGCAGTATAGCTTGTTTTAAATTTTCCTCAGCAGCGGGATACTTGCCGCCTTCCTTCTCATACAAATTAAGAATACGCTCTGCCTGATCTCCAGCGCCAGCGCCAACGGCTAATCCTGTTGTGCCACCAGTCCCAACCACCTTTCCTGCTACATTTAATCCTCTAGTCGCCAGTTGACCCGCCGCAGCGGTGGCCCTACCGGCTAAACCCGCCTGACCAAGGCCGGGAATAAAAAAGCTGGCAAACGAACCAAGGGCATTGCCCACGCCGTAGCTTGTAGAGGTTGTATCTCCCCCAAAAGTCTCTCTCAAACTTTTTTGAGATTCTCTACCCCACTTAACAAAATCATTCTCTGCCAAGTCGTCAGACAAACCCAGCGAGTATGCGAGAGCGCCAGCGCCCTCAACCGCAAGAGGCACCATAGAGGTGAAGCCGGTAAGAAAACCGCTCACGGGGTTCATTACCGCATCGCCTACTTCTTCAAAGAATCCCGGCTCTTCATATCCGATTCGCTGATTAAAATCGGATCGATCCATATCTGAATAATGTTTTTTGTACAACGCATTGGATAGCTGTTCGTCCGACAGATCGTCGTACATGGGGTATTTTTCGCGGAAAGATTTTAAATCCATGACAATTTATTGCCTCGGAACGGAGCTTCTAAGCTCCAAAACATCTTGCTTACCGGCAGCTTGAGGGCCAAACTTTTGTTCAGCTTGTTGAATAATGGACCGACCTGCTGGTGTGCTTCGGAGTGCATTAGTAATTGGTATCAGCCCCTTATGAACACCATACAACACCATATCATCATTACCTGTAATTGTAAGGTTATCTTTTTTAGCCGCAGTTTTTATCTCGTAGTTTCGGCGTGTGTCGTCTGCGGCGTTCTTAAAGAATTTTGTTATTTGACTGTCCCTTCTTAAATTAGCAGTCTCCTGCTTGAGCATTTGGTTGTCCAAAGCAAAGGAACTTGTTGCCCTGCCCTGAATAGCCATTACAGAAGCCTTAATAGCCTCCGCTCTAAGCAACTCATCAGACTTGCCTTTGTTTTTAGGGTCTGCCCTCAAAATGGCAAAATTAGAGGTTGTTAGCTCATCAACCGCCCTTCGGTCAGCATCCGTTTTAACTGTAGCTACAGCTAATTGAGTTGCTCTATTTTCCGCAGCGCTCTCAATCTTGGCCTTCTCTACCGCCAAAGCCTGTGCAGAAGCACGGGCTTTCCCTGCCAACTCCAAGGTTTTTGCGGCCCTGTTTTCATCTCCCTTTATCTCAGCCTCTCTGGCTTGCATTAGCCTAACTTGAGCTTTTCTAGCCTCTTCTCTTTGAGCGGCGTCAAGCGTTGCAATGTCCATGTCTAGCTTAGACATATCTTTGATCAAAGACAGACCCTGCTTTTTCACTTGCTCATTGCCAGCCGTGTATCCAATCATAGCGTTTGTTAACGCAACAAGAGTTGGCTGGTTACCCTTTAGTACAGCAGCCGCTGCCGTCATGAATGGCAATCCGCTGTTATCGAGAGCTTTAATTCTATTTTCATATTCTGATCGAATATCCTTCATGCCTTTAGGGACGGCGTCTCTTTCCTTTTCTTCTTTGAACGTAGCCTCAAGGTCTTTGGTGATTTTCTTTCTAGCCTCTGAGTTGTCGGGCAGAAGACCACCATATATTTTATTGAAACTTTCTATTGTATCAACATTGCCAATCTCAACGGCTTTGGCCCCTGAGCCTAAGCGCTGACCAAGACCGGGTACAGTTACCCCCGGAAGAGCCGCCCCAGCGCCCGGAGCACCGCGAGGAGTAACGCCCGGAACAGCGCCCTGAGCATTCCCCCTAGACGAGCTTGTTGCTTCTCTAACAGTAACTTCGTCCCCCGCAGTAGCAGGCACCTTTTTAGGATCAAACCCTTCATTCCTATCTGCCTGATCTTGGAGATCAGTCTTCAAATCATAAGAAGGTTCGTCGAACCTTTTTGTTTCCCTGCGTATTCTGGCAAGGACACGGTCTGGGTCTGGAACATATTCTTCGTACTTCTTTTTTCTGGCCTGAGCTAATGCGGCAGCTTTCTTGTTGGCGTCATCTTCTTCTTGCTGTTTTTTGGCACGATATTCCTCGTTAGTCATGGTGGTGGGGGTTATTGGAACCATACGGTTGCCCGTAAGATCGAAATCTGACCCTTGATCCACATCCATTGGATAGTTAAAAGGTACCATGCGAAGATCGTTAGTCATGGCGTTTCCTGCGGGGGCAGCGGGTTGGCTAAGTTGTTGCGGGACGGGTCTGGATNNAATTNTAAGTGGANAAGACGCTTGTCCCTCTTCCAGTAGGGACAGCGGCTCTTCAAGTGGTAAGTTGCGAAGGTCTTCGACCGAAATAAGACGCCCCGACCCATCGCCCACGNGAACNAATTGAGATGCAGATTGATCACCATACCCATTTTCCGCAAAAACCGTTGGCAGGCCATCACTGTCACCAGCAATACCCTTCATTATTTTCAAATAATCTANNCCAGAAGCATCCTCAGTATCNTTACCCGGCGAAAGCGTTCTGGTAGGAGATGTGAAGCCCTTGGACCGCAGAGCTAATGGGTTATATTCAGTCTGATATGGGGTCAGCGTGTCTAAGCCGCCATACACACGCTCTTCTTGACGAGCTATAGCAGATGGAATGCCAAACATAGCAGCCATTTGAGCCGCTGGAGAGGCACCCTTTTTAATTGTCTCCTCAAAGGATGATTTACGATCCTGATTATATAGCCTTGACTTGCCGCTATCTTTCCTGCGACGAGCCGCTGCCGCCAACATCTCTGCCGTAACACGCGGAGCATCGCCCGGATACGCGCCCTTCAAGCCAGACTGAGCATAAACAGTAGGCATCGGATTTTGCGGTCCAGCAAGCTGTTGCGCCATTTGGCCTTGGGGGTCGGGACGTTGTTGTGGGGACGGCATAGCTGCCATACCTGAGATGGGCGCTTGAGGCATGATTTCTCTTGCCAGACGGTGCGCTATTGTAGGCTCTTCACCTTGAGCGTCTTGAGCGAATTGTTTTGCCTGAAACTCTTTCTCCATAGTCTCGACTTCTTTCAATCGAGCAGCAATCATGTAGAGGGGCAGGTTTCCTGTGGGATCGCGGAGTTCACGCTTTAATGCGTCTTTCGGCATTTTCTTAATAAGATCATCTTTTTCGATGATCGATAAATTGGCAAGACTCATAATATACCCCTAACTAAATATACTCTTGGCTAGACCGAGACCGCCCAAACCAAAGCCAAGCATTTGTTGTGCAGAACTGGGTTGCGCTTGGAAAACAGAACTCTCACTGACTGGGCTGACAGGCACACCGTGCAGCACACCACCCATGTAAGCTATCTGCTGACGAGGGAAGTCGCGCTCTGAAATAAAGTCAGAGGTTGAGATATCAAGCTGTTGCTGATCAAACGCTTGCTGCTGCTCACCAATCTGCCGAAGAACATCAGCCTGACGCAATTCTAGAGCCTGCTCTCCTTCGCCAAGGGCCGCCACTCTTCCTGCCGCACTCAGTCCAACCTGCTCTCCAGCAAGGCCCAGTCTACCGGCCTGTTGGGCGGCTTCTTCGGTCATCCCAAACGCCCTTAACCCGCGCAACTGATCTGCGTCAAACGACTTCTGGGCCTGTTCAAATGCTTGAGCGCGTTGAGTTGCTTCCAGATCACCAAGCCTGTCGTCAAGGCGAGCGCGAGCAAGACCCCTAGCAATACCCTCTCTAGAGCCGCCGAAAGCACCAGCCTTCACCGCCTGATCTGCAATACGGGGATCAGTCTCCTCCGCAAACTGCCTACGAGCGCGATCTTGTTGAACATCTATTACGTTCTCAATGAATGGATTCATGTACTGTTGCGCTACGCCGGGAGCAGTGAAATCGCCGCCCTGAGCTACACCCGGAGTATAACCGGGCTGGAAATCCATCGCTTGTTGATAGCGAGTTCTTGCGGCACCTAGCTCTTCCGGTACGCCGCTACGGGCAACCGCCGCTGCGGTATCAAAGGATTCAGTTTGTAACGGATCGAATCCAGCAATTCTTTGCGTGGGAATAGGTATGTAATCTTCCGTAGAGACAGATTCAGCCCTCTCCAGAAGATCAGTGAAAAATGGTTCAACATAATCAGGCAACCCAGATGTGCTTGTGGATACACTTGTGGGTGCTTGAGGTTGTTGACCACCACCACCGCCGCCGCCTTTACCCATCAATCATCTCCTTTAAACATCTTTTCAAATACAACATATTCAGGCGTCCAGCCATGAGGCCCTAGAACCTTTTCAAAACCATTACGGCCCGTCATCTCAAGACCATCACAGTCATTATCTATCGCCCACTTTTCTAGCGTCTCCAACATAGGGTCACGCCATCTCATAATCTTAACACCACCTAGAAATTGACCAGCCAACATTTTCTTTCTGGGATAAAAAATAAATCGCGTTGTTAAAGACGCGACAATCTTTTTATCATCGTTAAAAACAATCCACAGATGTTGCTCGAAATTAACGATTTCCCGTAGGATATCATCCATTGTGTAACGACCATGAGCCGTGTGAATGGACTTACCTAGTATTGGCTCGACCTCCTTCCAGATAGCACTGACATAGTTAGGGTCAACTAACGATACCTTCATACTATCCAAATGCTTGACGCAATTGCTCCTCTTCCATTCCTCTTACACGCGCACCGTTCTCAGGAGTTCCCGGCAAGCCTGCTGCCATCGCTCTCCGAGATAAACTATCTGCTGGCTCAATATACTCATTTTCACCGACGCGGAGATTTGCTGTCTCTTCTCCAGTATCGGGATCAACGATTTTACCGGCTATAATATCCTCTCCCTGCATTGCCCCATTAGCGATTGTAGTACCGCCATTAGCTGGCTTTATAACGCCCCCTTCATCCCTTGGATTACGGGCTAATTCTGAAATCATATTATACGCTTCAGGGCCAAAAGTCTCGATAAACTCCTCAATCGCCATTTGGGCCTCTTCAGGCTCCAGCATACCCTGAACCGCTAACATTGCGCGGTCATATACTGATCTCTCTTCCACGTTTTGAGGCTGGCTAACGTCAGGAGTTACAGACATGCGTTCGTTCAGGTTATCTTTAACCTCTTCAGAGGCGACTTCCATGATGCCTTCTTGCGCCATCATTGCCTCAGACGGAACACCGCCCTCCTGCATTCTGACGTTTTGGTTAGAGCTAAATAAAGCATTTACCGCCGCATTGGGGTTTAAACCAACAGCCCTTGGGGCAGGGCCAGTGGCGGCTCTAGGGTTAGCGTTTGAAGCCACTTCCTGTGCTGCCTTCATAATCGCAGACCTCATTTGTGCTGTTTGAGGAGTGCCTTGCTGTGTCATTGCGCCTTGACCCTGAGCAGGTCGGCCCATCTGCGCCATAGAAATATCAGAGTAACCAGTCTGTGCGTGTATAGTGTCTAGACCGCCCCTCTTACCATTCTTAGCAAAGAAGCTAAACTGAGGATCGATACCCGTTTTAGCTGCATTAAAGCCCTCTAAGTTAACCGCTCTATTCAAAGGTTGGATATCAGGCTTCTGGTATATACGCCTGCCGGGAATAGCCGCATAATCAAGCGGCTCTGGATCAAAAAAGCCAGCGCCAGCAGCCGACATACCAAGGCCACCAAGTCCTTTGGCGGCAGTCTGAAAGTATCCGGGGAAGCCTTCCTCGCCTATATTAGAAATCCCCTCACCTACAAGATCGAACTTGGTTGGAGCACCTTCAACGCCAGTTTGGAAAGGACTAGCAGAAGATTCATACAAAGTACGCCCCACATTAGCGGTGGCAGTTTTAGGGGTGGCACCCTTGAGAGAGGACGCTATATTCTCTCGTACTGACGCAGCATTGGGGTTAATATTTGGGTCTACTAGATTACCTAACCTATTACCACTGCTTATCAAATCTTCACTGGTTCTACGAGTAAGCGCGTCAGCGCCCGGACCAGTAATTCTACCGCCGTCTAAACCCTGCTCTAAACTCGGCCCAGCAAACATGGGGTCTGTAGCGCCCACGCCAGCAGTAGGATTAATCACCGGCTGACCGGCACTAACCACACTAGCAGAGGTTGTGGGAACCCCAGCGGCAGGAAAGGCGGAGCCTGTTCCGGGGACAATATTTCCTGAAGCTTCAAATAATCCCGTACCCACATTTGGGCCGGGTGTTGCAAACGCTGTTTGGCCTAGATTCTGAGGAAGCCCTGAAAATGCTGGCGCTCCGGGCATGTAGGCACTAGCCATAGTTTGTCCAGCAAATTCACCACTTGGCATATTTGATAGGGCTTGACCAAGCTCGGCAGCTTCCGTTGCCTGAGTAGCGCCCAGAACCTGAGGCGCATTAGCCGCCTCTCTAACAGCGGTTTCTGCCCCCACATTAGCAGCGCCAGAGCCAAAGCTGTCTGCCAAGCTACCAAGAGCATAAGAGCCAAGACCTGCCATTAAACCTTTGCCAATATCGCCAGTCGTAATCGCTGTTGTAGCGCCCGTTCCTAGAGCAACAGCCCAAGTCGGCAGGCCAAACGCCGCCCCAGCAAGGCCAGCAATCGTAGGAAGAATGCTCTTAAACGAGAACATCTCTGGCAAGCCAGTATCTGGGTTGATTGTAACTTGATTGGCCGAGAGACCGCCCAAGCCACCTAAAGATGCCATCGCTTGATATTCTTGAGGGTTCATGTGAACCAACATAGAATCACCATAGCGGCCTTTACCTTGAACCTTCTGCGCCTG